ATCAAGACAACAAAGAAGCGATTGCTGAGTACAAAAAGCAATACCATCAAGACAACAAAGAAGCGATTCTTGAGCACAAAAAGCAATACCTCCAAAATCTTCCAGCAGCAACATATTCAATAACGAACACAATAAACGGAAAGATATATATTGGGCAATCTACCCAGTGGCCTAGAAGATGGACATCCCACAAACGTAACTTACGAAAGAACACACACGTAAACAAACACCTCCAACAAGACTATAACGAATACGGAAAAGACGCATGTGTGTTTGAGGTGTTGGAGGAGTATCCTGTGGATACATCTTCTGAACTACTTTTGGAAAGAGAACGAGAGATCATAATACGCTTTATTCGAGATGACAAAGAACTATATAATACTCTCTCATAACAGACAAAACAATAAAGAGAAAGAACAATGAACCGCAAGCAACGCAGAACAATCGACGCTAAACGCCGGAAGGGCGATAGCGAACAGGTAATGGCGGATAAGTTATTTATGTTTGGTAAAATACCCCATAAGTGTTCTGTGTGTAAGGAACCGTTTGACAAGACGAATAGAGATATGGTATTCTCTTGGAAGGTGGTGGTACGAGAACAAGAAGAATCAGTCACATTATTTTGCCCAGATTGCATTAAGAAAACACAGGAGGTGTTAAATGGGACAGAGAAGAATCAATAGAGGGCTAGCCCGCCGCGACGAACTTCGCGCGCGATCAGCCGAGCGAACCGAAATTCGTAACAAACTCACCTCACAGCAACAATTGCGCGCCCTTGATTATCGCTTGGGCAAAGGTGTCGGTGCTGTCAAGGAACGTGCCCGATTGGAGGCACTGATTGATGCCGGTAAATAGAATATCCGAGAAGGCTCTTCGAAAATTAGTAAAAGAATCTATTGATGAAGAGGCGCTGTGTGTTGTAAAGTTTTACTCTAACGGATGTGAATATTGTCACCATCTTCATGAATATTATGTCGATATTTCAGATGAATATGAAGATAAAAACAATATTCATTTTTTTGCTTTTAATGTAGAGGATACTGAAGATTTAGATAAAATTATTAAAATCAACGGAGTGCCAACTATCGCATCTATTAAGACAGGTCTTGTAAAGTCTAAAGTTCGTATTTTAGAAGACCCCGTGCCGCCAAATAATAAGACTTGGTATTTTTCAAAAGATATTAAGAACTTTGTCGAGAGAGAGAAATAATGAATCTCACTTATTCTTATGATGATGTTTTATTGTTGCCTCAATACTCGGATATTCGTTCGCGATCAGAAATTAATATCTCTGTTGACTTAGGTAAAAATGTGATGTTGTCTTTGCCGGTGATTGCTTCTCCGATGGATACTGTATCAGAAAATCGCATGGCCATGGCAATGAGCAATCATGGAGCAACCGCAGTAATCCATCGCTATAACACTGTTGAAAGCCAACGCGCAGAGTTAGCAAAATTTATCATTCACAGCGAGGCCCAGGACCTAGTTGGCGCTGCTATTGGGATCGGAGGAGACTACTTAGAGAGAGCCCGCGCGTTATATAATGCAGGGGTTGGCTTTTTGTGCATAGATGTAGCACACGGCCATCATGCGATGATGAAAGACGCTTTGGAAGCGCTTCGCAATGAGTTTGAAGATAGAATTCATATCATGGCCGGTAATGTTGCAACACTTGAAGGTGTTAACGATCTCGCAGATTGGGGTGCCGATAGCGTGCGTTGTAATATTGGCGGTGGTTCTATTTGTTCCACACGCATCCAGACGGGTCATGGCCTCCCAGGCTTACAAACAATCTTTGAGTGTGCGAAGACCGACCGAGATGTAAAGATTATTGCAGATGGGGGCATTAAGAACTCTGGCGATATGGTTAAAGCGCTAGCCGCAGGAGCTGACGCAGTTATGGTTGGCTCTTTGTTGTCGGGAACCGATGAGACCCCCGGTGCAGTATATAAAGATCCCGATGGCATCCAGTGGAAATCTTATCGGGGCATGGCCAGCAAAGAAGCACAAGTGGAATGGCGCGGCAAGTATTCATCATTTGAGGGTGTCGCCACCCGCGTTCCGTATCGCGGGTCTGTTGGCGCTATTTTAGAAGATTTGGAACGAGGTATTCGCTCTGGCCTGTCGTATTCTGGAGCACGCAATATCTCCGAGCTTCAAGCCAAAGCAAAGTTTGTAAGACAGACTACATCCGGTTTATCCGAGAGCAGAACACACATTCTGTCGAGGAAGCGGTAATGAATAAAGAAAATGAAGTGGATTACGGCAAATTAAATAAACGAATAGTCTTTACAGAAAATGAGCATCGGCATGCCAAGTTGATACTTAAACTAAAACATGATGGTTTTAAACAATCAAAGTTTTTTAGAGCTATTATTACTGGTTATATTGAAGATGATCCTGTGTTGCAACAATATGTTGATAGTGTGAAAGAACAGTCGCAGAAACTAAAAAAGAAGTCTAAACGATTGCGCGCCAAGGGCCAAGAAAAGTTAAATGACCTAGGGTTAAACGACGGCGATATTGAAAACATTTTTGATTTGATAGAACAGGAACATCCCGAGCTATGAAAAACTATGATGGGCTAACAATCTGCGCGCGCCACTGTAAAGATTCAGATATCGAATGCCATTTAAATGATTGTAGAATGTGGGTAGATTATTCAAAAGACAACAATTGTACCTTGATAGCTATTTATAATAATGATCAAAAACCAATGACCCTTAGAGAGATAGCAGAACGCCTGGATATTTCTTTTGCGAGAGTAAAACAAATAGAAACTAAAGCATTTGCTAAGTTAAAAAAACATCTACGGGAAAAACCTTATTAACTTTTGGGCTTCTTTGGATTTGCATTACTATTTATTGTTGAGTTTGTGTAAATAAACACAAGGAGATTATATAATGGCTCGTAAGACTTTGTTAACAGAGAGCGAACTTCGCCGCTTCATGAAGCTCGCTGAAATGCATCCAATAAGTGATGAAAGAATTGAAGAAATGGCTACTGACCCAGACCTTGAAGAAGGCACCTATAGCATGCCCGGTGATCGCGACGAAGAACTCGATGAGCCGTTGCCAGGCGAAGAGGCCGTCGATGTGATGGACGCGCGCGATCTTGAACCCGAGGAAGTGGGTGTCGAACCCGAAGGCGTCCCCGTTGAGGAAGCCGACCCGGAATTGGTCGACAAATTTTCCGAGTTTATGAAAGAGGTGAGCGTGCTCGCCAAAGAAGTTCTCGGCGTTGATATGGAAGTCGAAGGAGAGCCCACCGGAGAAGTTGAGCCGGTTGAAGAGCCTCCCCTTGACGATCCCCTTGATGAACCTACACTAGAGCCTGCTGGCCCAGAAGGAGGTGAACCTGAAGAACTTGGTGTAGGATTGGAAGAAGGCGAGGAAGATCTCACTGAAGCCGATGAGGATCTCGCCGAAGCCAATGAAGATGACATTGTTGCTGAAGTTGCCCGCCGCGTTGCCGCGCGCCTTCAACGTGAAGCAAGTCAAGCCGAAGTGGTCGATCAGCTAGCTGAAAGAATTATGAAAAGACTAACAAAGTAGTTGACAAAATAATACGAGAGTGTTAAAATATAACCACTGGCCTTCCATAGCCGGTGGTTATTTTTTTAGGGGGTAGTAAGAATGACTTATGCCGCAATGTTTTTAATGTATGTGTTTGGCTATGTGACGTGCAAGACATTTTACTATTTACAGTCCAGCCGATTGAGTGTGATTCTTTTGCAAACAGCGAATATTTTTAGTTTGTTTCTTTTAACGCGCGCCCTAGAGAGCTACGAGGTATCAAGGGCGCTGTGTTTAAAAGATCTGCATGAAAAAGGATTGTCAGATAGCAACATCAAGATTTACGAGAACAATTTTGAGACTGAAATCAAAAACTTTAAAACAAAATCAATTGATCAATTGTTGGGTTTGCACCCTACTTTTTTTCATGAAGTGATTGACTATGAAGATTGGGAATCTGGAATGAAGTTCCTAGAACAAAATAGAGACCTAATTATTAATGCTTATTCAAAGTGAGGGATTTTTGATGTTTAAGAAACTTAGAGGATTGTTCAGAGACGATGAAGAAGAATTAATATCCCAAATCCTCAAGCAAGAGCCGGACTTAAGAACTATTGGCTTGTTTGCGGAGCTTGAGGCAGAAAAGATCGCAGAGATCAGCCATGCATTGATTTATTTAAATGAATTAAACCACATGGACCCAGACCCTAAAACACATCAGCCCATTTTATTTTATCTTTCAACGTATGGGGGCAACGCTGATGATATGTTTGCGCTCTATGATTTGATGCGCATTGTTAGAGAAGAGACGGAAATCCACACGGTCGGTTTGGGCAAAGTAATGTCCGCTGGTGTTTTGATTTTGGCCGCTGGAACAAAGGACCACAGATATATTGGTAAAAACTGTCGAGTAATGCTTCATGCTGTGATGGGAGGTAATCAAGGAAGCCTCCATGATATGATTAATGAAATGGGTGCAATCGAGAACTTACAAGAAATGTATATTGATTGTTTGGTTTCTGAAACCAAATTAACAAAATCTAAGCTTAAAAAAATGCTGGAACGTAAAGTTAATATCTATTTATCAGCAGAAGAAGCGGTTGAGTACGGTATTGCAGACGTTATAGTCTAAGGAAACACAATGTCAGATTTACAAAAGATTTTAAAAGAAGAATACGAAAAGAAGCTGGCCATTACTCCCAATCTCTTGATGGAGATGATTGAGGAAGCATTAGATCGCCCCGATGATGAAGCGACCCCTCGACCAGCACAGCTTAACGAAGCTGAAAGCTTCAGCGTACATATCCCCATCCCGAGGCTGACCCCCAGCGAAGCGTGGGGTGATCCCAATAGCCAATCGAGAAAGGATATTGAGAGGATCTTTGCCTCCATTACTAGGGAGCCAAGCATCCAAGCCAGAATCGCCCACGTCAATAGCTTTGTTGATCCTGCGCTTGCAAAGCGAAAGGGCCAGGGCAAGAGATTTAATACCATTCTCAACATGATGATGATTATCGAAGCACTGCAAGCGTGCCTCAATGACTATAGCGAATCTGCAGCCGGTTTCGTATTTGAGGGGTTTATGGCTGCGGTGACGGGAGGCAAGCAGATCTCCGGCCGTGTTGGCGGCACGCTTCCGATTGAGGATTTTGTTACGGGCGACGAAGAGCCGGTCAGTCTTAAATTGTTGAGCCCAGATACTCCTATTCACGGTAGTTTTACTAACCTTGTAGATTTTCTGTTTATCCGCGGCGGCTCCGGTGTGCCCCAAATCAAGTATCTGATCGGCCGCAAGAACTCCGATGGTGACGATGTTTCTCAGTTAGCCATTTGGGACTTTATTATTTCTCGCGATAACTTTATGGCTGTTATGATGGAGTCAAACAACCAGGCGCGCCTTGGCAAAATGGCCCAAGCCCTGACCCAACACATTCAGGCGTGGCAGGATTCGCCAGAGTGGAGGCTGCAAATGTTTGAAATCCTTAAACAGACTCCCGGCTATACAGAAGGGAAGGGCATGTTTTATAAGAACCTTGATGATGCTGGCACCTTTGACGATCAGGCCGGCGCGCCGCGTGATCCTTCGGTGAAGCAAAAGCAGTACTCTCGGGCGCAAATTCAAGCCTATCAGGTACGCGCCGGTAATGATGCCGAGAGGGATGCCGCGGCAGGCCGCGAGAGCGATTTCGAAAAATGGCTCGCGAGCTACGCACAACTACAGGACGCCGAACAGAAGGCGCTGAATATATGGAAAAAAGCCTATGAAACGGCATATGCCGAGGCTGCTGCTGTAGCTCAGCAAGTGGCAGAGTCATATTTTGGCTCCTTTCATGAGAGGGAGAAAAGACTCATGGCCGAAGAGCGTGTACTTATGGAATCCAGCCGAGAGGGGGGCAGTCAGTGGTCCATCAGTAGAACCGAAATGACTAATATGAGAAAATTGGCCACAGTTCAATTCTATGGAGAACTCAATCTGTCCAACGAGAATATCAAGGCATGCGCAGATATCTATATCGAGAAGCTGAAAGGCGACATGATGACACTCTTAGAGACAACTAAAGATTTCACCGAGAACATCGGCAAATACTTTAGTTCGGACACGCGGTCCACTGCGATGAATGCCAATAGACAAGCACAGGCCGAGGGCACGGAGGTCGTGAACCTCTTGGCGAAAGATCCAACCACCACCGCATCTGAAGAAGATGTTGAATAAAAAACTTGACAAACCCCTGTCAAGAGAGTATAATAATAACATAACTGCGAGGTTTTAATGAGCAGAGCTTATGATGATAATCAAACGCTCCAACAAAAGATTAT